AATTATATTTGCGCAGTAAATCTGGCCTACTCTCTACCAAACGGTCTAAAGCTCCGTCTGGGTCTTCTATGTCAATAGCTAAACATTGCAAGTGATATGATTTTTTAGCTACAGAAACTGCGCTATTAGCTGCAGTAGTTCTAAAACCGGAGCTTATTCTCAGAGCTTTGTTAACGCCTAATTCTGCCATAAAAGCATTTACGTTTTTTATCAATTCTGCGGCATTATTTAGCTTTTCTGGTGTTAATTCCGGGCTAGTGGCCCTTTGCGGATATTTGCCGGAACTAGTAAGTAAATCATTTATAGTAAACATTATAATTCTCCTAATTTAACCGTATCATAAAGTTTTGTAACGTCTTTAAGCAAATAAAAACATTCTATGTCGCTAAACTCAGACTCAAATATAAGGTCCAGTTCGGGTATGTAGTAAATGTAGGCCATATTATTTTCCTTTTTTGTTACGCACAGCTTCATATAAATCTGCCATGATAAGGCCTGCAATTGTTAGTGAAAAAGCTCCAGAAAAAATGATTAGTGCTATTGTTATTGTGCTTATGATTGCGGTCATATTGCCTCTTTTTGCCGTTATTACGGCTGTTATAGCCAGAGAACTGGCATTTACTCGTTATCCGAACCAGTATAACGGGTTTTTGTCTCTAAATCAAGCGTTATTTCCGCCCCTAAAGAATTCAATTCATCTACAACAGCCTGCATCCAGCTTGATGCAACATTAGCCTCGCTATTATGGCCGTCATAAACAAAAGGTTTATTTACATAGTAGTAGTGGGCCCGTTCTTTTGCTGATATGAGTTCGGTTTTGGTAATTTTTATAGTTTTTTTCATTTCACTTTCTCCAATGCTTCATAGCTTAAAGCTGCTGATTTGCTATATCCACCGCCAGGCCTTTGTGAATTAAGTTCTTCATCGTTTATCTGTTTCAAAGCCTCACGCATGATTCGATTCTCTTCGCGGAGCTTGGTTACTTCGGATGATTGAAGGGCTGTATTCCAACCTGCTTTATATCCGTGTACCAAACAATCTTTACCTGACAAGCGTGGTGCGTCGTCATTCATATAATATGTTTCATAGAGTCTTGGATAATCTTCAGCCTTCAAATCTCTTTCGCTGCTCATAATTCACCTAACAATACACATTCATAAAAATGATTATAATTTCCTGTGATAGAATAAAATATTTTTGTATTTTCTGAATCAAATTCAATCAGCATATCTAGCTCTGGAATATAATAGACGTATGTTTTCATCTATCCCTCCGCATCCTTATAAATTTCTATCAAATATTTTAGATTAAGTTCTTTTTGGGCGCTCATTGCAGCATACTCAGCAGCATAAGCAGCATACTCAGCAGCATAAGCAGCATAAGCAGCAGCATAAGCATAAGCAGCATAAGCAGCAGCATAAGCATACTCAGCAGCATAAGCAGCATAAGCAGCAGCATAAGCAGCAGCAGCAGCAGCATAAGCAGCATTTTTACATTTTCTCTTATTTTCTTCTGTGGGGTTCTGTAAATAATTATCAACGGCTTCTAATGCTAATCTTGGTCGTTTGTCTTCGGGATATCTATCTTCAAAAATATTCAATACAGATTGAGCACACTTTAATCCAAATTTAACTGCTTCATTTTTTGTTGCAAACTTTTTCCAAACCCAGATTTTATCTTCATATGTGATATTATCTAGCTGTAGGAATTCGCTAATAGATAAATCTGTATCTTTGTAGTGGAGTAAATAGTTTTCATATCTATCTTTACATGGCCCTAAACTTGCAATGTATTCGTTTGTTATTCTTAGTTTGTTCATCTACTCCCCCTCAAGCTTAGTCTTGTTAAAGCACTTTTTAGCTGCTTCAGGCCCTACTTCCGCCTTTGCGTCTATTGCACAGTTTAAAACCTGTTCTAAGCAGCTTTCTTTTTTCTCCCTTGGCCAGTTCCAATTAGGACTAGACTGCTTAATTCCGCAATGCATTACAATAGCTGATATTAGCATACTAATTGTCATTTTCGTCCTCCGTTAAATTAGGCTCTTCTACAAGCTCTAAATTACCTTCAAAATAGAATCCAGACCCCCTTAAAAAATGCTCAAACTCTTGCAAAATTTCAGGCAAAGACACAGCAGAAGTCACTACAATATTTTTGCTAATTAAATTACCTCTTTCATCTTCTGTAACTCTTATAAATTTAAATAATTGATTCATAATTACTCCCAATGAGCAGCTCCGTTAGAAGCTACTGTTAGATTAAGTTGTTTTTGTTTGTTTGAAGCTTTCTTAGAGCCGGCATCATGGTGATAATACCACTGATATAGGCCTTTTTTACCTATTGTCTCCTTTTCGAAGCTATTTATATAGCTAAAAAGCTCTGATTGACTGCAATGAAACTGTTGTTTTTGACATTCTACAGACTCTTCTATTCTTTCTGCTCTAAAAGACATTTCTAAGCCGTAAGATAATGCTACAAATAATCCTATAAACAGAAGTATTACAATCAGTAGTAAGTTTTTATATTCTTTGCTCATATAATCTCCTGTGTTTAGTATACTACAACTTATATAATACCGCAATATGAGGTATCAAAATGAGCCATCCTTGGCCCTGATTATTAGTAATGTTGATTTGTTACCGCTCCAGAATTAGAAATAGTAAATTTGCAATGAGTTCCGTCAGTAGTCTCGTAGTTTCCTGGAGATAATACTGCTAAATGTCTTTTATCGTCGTTTCCTTCAAAATAAGCCACAATTTGCCCTGAGACCAGCTTCAAACCTACTTCGTCCAATTTACCTGGATAGTCTCCACAAAAATCAATTATAGCTATAGCAGATTGTTGGCTTGCTAATTGTGCGGTTTGTACCATTAATGCGTTTATTTGAACTTGTAGGAACTCATCGTCATTTAATAGCATGATATCCATAGCCTCTAAATTAGCATTCAATTGGTCTTGTATTTGAGACATTCTTTTATCTTGTTCCTTATTTTTACTGCCAAATAACGCCGCACATACATGGCCTAAGTCTCCGCCACATTGGTCAGCTAACTCTTCAGCAGCTCCGCAGCCAGTCAGCAACGCTAAACTAATAGCTATTAATAATAATTTCAATTTCATAAAATACTCCTATATTGGTGTTACTGTTATTTCTCCGCTGGCATCACAAACAACGTCAAGCGGCATTTCTTTTAAACTCTTAGTACAGTTACTTAAATTTCCGGAAATTGTTACCGGAGTGTTGGCTCTTATATGTACTTTACCTCCGGCAATAGGCTTAACCTCTACTATTACAGGAACTACTATAGTCACTATTATAGTGGCGCTAGATGCTAGTATTCTAAGCATTAGTGAGCCAAGTACATTTTTTGAATTTCACTTACAAACTTATTAAAATCTGTTTCATATCCAGTTCCTTCTGGCACGTCTATGGTTCCGTCATTAAAAATTACAAAACCATCTTTTAGCTCTTTGGTTACAGAATTATAATCTACCTCAAAAGCCGCGTGCGCAGTATAATACGAAAATCTAGTTATATAAGGTTTACCGTAAACTTCTTTTGTTGTGATTTTCATTTTTATCTCCTTGTTATAGCTAGTATCACATGGCTATTTTAAAGAGTCAAATAAAAAAACCCAGTTTTTTAGACTGGGCCAAAATAGGACATTTTGTAAGATTGGTTATATGATTGGATTGTTTAGACTAAAGATATTAGTCTTGGGCACTTTTAGCAGTATCAATTTGAAACAAATGAGCCATTTTACCTTTAGCAGGTCCTTTAGTCATTTTATTCTGTCCTTTGTAACTAACTCGGACTAGTTCTCCTGGCTGTACTCCGGCCATTCCCTTTTTGATAGAACCGCATGAGTTTAGGATGTATAAAGTATCGGAGCTGCCACGAAACTTGTAGTCTGGGCTTTCTGGATTTAAGTTATTTGGTAACGTTCCTTCGTATCTTCCAATAAAAATCTCTCCAGTAGTACCGCTTTCTGCCAATTCTTTTGGCTTAATGCGGATAATACTTCCGCGCTCTTCGCTATTACTAAATACTACTCCTTCTGCGCTCAACGAATTTTGTTTTGCTAGCTCTAAGTTCGTTGTGCTTGTTACTTCTTTTTTTGCCATGATGGCCTCCGTATTCTACCCTTTCGGGCTTTATAGCGGCTTAATTACCGCATATATTTTTTATAATATTATTTATCCTTCTTGTCAATAGTAAAGCGATTATCTACCAAAGTTCCAAGCTGTTGTTGCCGGAGTAGCATTGCTATCGATGCTATCGCAGCTCCTAAATGTGGTTGTCCGTCTACCGGGTCATTTTCTTCTCCATCATTCCACGCAGTTAAATGGCGAAGTGTGGCAGCAACAAGTTGCGAAGCTTTGTGTCCCTTGCAATAGTTATATCTGCCGTATTTATGCTCTCCAACCATTAAAGCTTTTGCAGCAGCTATTAATGCAACTTGTGGTATCAGGCTTAGGTCGGCTTTTTCTTTGTCATTTTTAGATGCTTTTTTACTGCTCATTAGCCCTCCTACTTATATTTAACTTGTAAAAGCACTCTTCGTGCATGTTTTAATTGCGTCATCTCTCTTTTGTATGTTCTTAAAGCATCCATCAAAACTTCATCTTTGGCCCACTGTCCTTGCAGGAGCTTTGAAGTAGTTTTAAAAGCAGATTCTAAGCTTCCCAGCCTTTCATCTAGCAGCCCTAAAGTTCTTGCAAGCTCTTTCTTGTCTTTCATTTCAAAATAGCTTCTAAGTTCTGGAGGGTTATTTACGACTTGTCCGTCTATAACCTTTATCATCCTTATTACCGGGGCAAATCTGCTTAAAGTTTCCATATTAGACCTCGAGGACTTCATAATCTGAGAGTTCTGAAGCCTTAGATATGCTACTGTCGGACCAGATTCCGGATGCTGCGGCGGCTTTAAATTTGGAAGTGGCCTTAAGTATGTCTCTCTTTGCTGCATTGAATGAGTCCACGCCCAGCTTGTAAACTTGACAATCAGGCTGCTGCTTACTAGTAAAAATAAAATAAAAATCAAAAGGTTTACCATAATATTGACTAAATGCCTCCATATATAGAGCTGCGGACAAATCATATCTAAAATCTTTTACAGTTTGTTTAACGCTTTCATGGTCTACGTCATAGCCAGAAGTTTTTACATCTAATATAATACCTCTTTCAGCATCTATTTTATCCGCTCTGACTTTGATTGGTACATCATGTAATATCGTAGCGAGTGTCTGTTCGCTAACGCCGCTTGAGAGTAGGTCAAGCGCATGTTTGTTTTTTTGAACTGCCCGTACCATGTTATTAACTCTTTCCAATTGGGGGACTGATATAATGGTTTTGCCAGGATTTGCGGCTTTAAAACTTTCATATTCTTCTCCCTGTTTTCTCCAACCAGTATAAAAAGCAAATTCACTAGCCGTTACTTCCGGCTCTAATAGCATTGAATGTACTAATGAACCCTCTGAGAAGTTTGACAACGTTCTTTCGGAATGTTCTTTTTTGTTGCCTAGTATGTATTCGTCATGATACTGGTCTAATGATTTTAATACAGTTTTAATAACACTTGAGCTTAAGAAAACTCTATCTGCGTGATACACTGCATTTGATACGTTATTAAGTCCAAGTTTTAGTGGTGATTGTTCTATAGTTCTGCCTAGTGGTAATATTAGATTAGACACTTCCGCCCCTTAGTAATAGTATTAAGTTAATTGTCCATATATAAAACAAGTCTATTGCAATTCTCAGATACATTCCTATGAGTTGTAGCAATAAGGAGACTTTATACGGTAAAAAAATCCCAGTAATAACCAACACAATCCATAATAAAAATAAAAAACGTAATAGTCTCATGCTTATATAGTACCATTTTGAGACAAATTTGTCAATCTATTCTTCATCTAAAGTTTCGAATTGGAAGCTTTGTCTAGAAGTTTGCATGCTAGCCGGTAAAAACTTGAATACCATAGGACCTTGTGAGCCATCTTCGTTAGTGGAGCTAGCTGTTAAAAAAATTCCTGGGTATCTATTTTTTAAATCTATCAAAGAACGGCGAGTAAAATTTACTTTGTTAGTGTTTAATTCATTATTAAGACGCTCGTTTATATCAGCTACTTTAAGTTTTTGGCCTGCAACCTTTTTAGCAAAACTAAATAAAAAATACTCTTCATGGTCTTTTAAGCTTTCATTGCGCATAGCCGCAATCTTACTAGAACTTTTAAAAGACTCTTTCATGTTCCCACATGTCGGCAATACTTCACGTAATAGATAAGCCCCTAAATCTGCAATATTCTCATCTAATAATAAAGCTTTTATATTAATATCAAAATCAGCTCCCCAATGTTCAAGGAGCTTCTTTTTAGTTAGCGTAACAATACTATATCTTCGCTCTGTGGCTGCATTTTTAAATCCGGTTATTTCATTAGAACTTAGCATTACATTTAAATAATTAGGAACTATCTTAGAGTCTACCCCTTTACTCTCAACTTCTAAATGCTCATTAACCAACATTTTAAACTTTTCTTCATCTTGTGAGTTTTTTAAAGTAGCTTCGTCTAAATAAAACATTGTTTTTGTCCCTAAAGAAGCATTAAACCTAGTAGTAAAGTATAAAGCTCCTAACTGAGACATGTAGTTTTTTGGCCCGTGTAACTTAGATAAAATCTGGCCCAATATTCCTTTACCAGCTCCGCCTTCTCCTACTGTAAATAAATAGGTATAATTACGACTTACTAAACTATTAGCAATCCACTTCATAACATATTCATATGACTCTTTATCTGCATCGAATAAGTGAGTAAAAAAGTCGATATATATTGCTGGTATAGGTTTAGCCTTTAACTTAGAGAGCTCATAAAACTCATTAAAATACCATAAAGCAGGAGTATATATATTAAACATATTTCCTTCTTCTGATTCTCTGAAAGCTTTATTTGACCTTGGATTATATTCTTCTGACACTACTTTGCAGTTATCTCTAGTATATTTAGGATTTAAAAACACATCCAAGCTAGATTTTGCAATTGGTCTAGTTGTTTTTGAAGTGTCGTCAAACAAAAAATATCTATCATTTTCATATTGCTTATATATACCGTTATTAATAACTAATTCTATTAATTTATGATTCGGCATTTTTTCAATACGTTCTATAATTTCATCTTTATAGGCTTCTATCTCTTGTTCTCTATACGAACCTAGGTCTTTAGTAAGTTTATTAATAATGGTTTGAGGGTCATCTCCCCATGCTCTCATACTTATTATTTCAGATTTAAGTATTTCTGGCGGTAGAATTATTTTATATGATTTCTTGTCGTTACTCATTATTGCCTCCAGTGGCCATATAATTATAAGCTCCTTTAACTGCTGCGTCAACTCTATCAGCGGAGTAGTTTAGTGTAAGTAAGTGTGGAACTATAGTTTGCTGAATGTAAGAACTAAACTCTTGGTATGTAACTCCGGTAGCTTCTATTGCCCAGCAAGCAAGCTTAAATATCTCTGGATGATTGCCGTTTTCAGCCGCCCATGATTTAGGATGGTTAAGCTTTCTATGTAAAGTTCCTAAAGATTTATTAGATTCCAATGTTTTAGCAAATGTACTAGACTTAGATATGCCAATAAACACAGTTGATGCCGGAGTATACGGCTTATATTTACTGACAAACTCTATTAACTGTGCGCAAGATATAAGATTGCCAACGTCTACTAAACTTTGAGTTACTGCCGAGGTGTCTGGTTTTTTATAAAAATTATTAGTTCCGCCACCAAGCCTAGTAAAGCGAGATGCATTGCAATTACTTGGGTCTATTAATGAAGTGCTGGTTATAATCTCTGTTACAAACGGCTTCAAATATGCCTCTGATGCCAAGCGAAGAGCTTTATGCATTGCTTTATAAGCTTCTATGCCTTGGTCAGTTCCTACAGCAAATCCTAAATCATCAATTAGACTTATTACCGCATGTATAGATTTATTACCGGAACTTACTACTGTTCTTACCGGAATAACTTGCTTTAAGTGGTCAATAAGTGCTAATTGATGGGCAATAGACACGCCATCAAATTCCAGTAAGAAGCTTTTATATGCGGTAGCATTTTTGTCAATCTTTTGGCCCTTTATAGGGTTTATACAGATATAATCCGCACTCACTGCCGTTAATGCCGGGGAATATGGTCCACTATATATAATGTTTGAGGGATGTCCTTTAGCAATGATAAGTCCGTCTCCAGGCTCAAATAGTGCGGCTAGATATTTGTGCTGCTGTTCTGCGTCCATATTGCCTTTCTTAGCTCGGGAGTGCCAATTTTTGTCACCGTTAATGCGGGCGTTAATAGTTTACAATAGCTTACAATAGTAGATAGTAGTAAATAGTAGCTTACAACAGCCAACAATACACTAATTAGTTTTATAATGCAAGGCATTTAGATATTTAATGCAATTCTTAGCTTTATTACCAGTCATTGGCCCCGTACCAACATTATAGCGACAAAACCAGGTTTTAGGCTCTTTGCGTCCGTATCGGAGCTTCAAATATTTAAGCAGTTCGATAGCTGCGTCGGTATTATAGCGGCTATTAGTCTTTAGCTTAGCGGGGTTTAAACCTTTAGCTTTTGCATAATGAGGACTAATTTGAAAGCATCCCATGTCATTAGTCGGGCCTTCAGTAATAGAGCAGTTTCTACTTTCAGTCCACAATATGGCTAATATTAGTTTGCCGTTAATGCCGGCGTTTCTGGCCTGAGAAACTGCATAAGATTGTATTGGTTCGCTTGTATAGCTGCTAATGGCTTGCTGGCTATATTCCCAAGATTGGGCTGTAGTAGGTGTATAATCCTGTGATTGGGCTGTAGCGGGCGTATATTCCAACGCTCGTGCCATAGTGGGCATATAAAAAGCTATTACGGCATATATAGCTATAAACCGGCCTAATAGAAATACGGTTTTTGTAGGCGTTATAAAGCTTACTATAGTTAATAAGCTGGACGTTAGTGTTCGAATGATTCTGGCTAGTAAAGAGCACATTGGGACCTCCTGTTATAGCCTACTATGGCTAAGCGTAAAAAGCTAGGAGAAATCCCAAAGAACAGTACGAAAAAATCCCCAAAATTCATGCCAGCTCCCCCGACTCGATAAACCCGAAAATGCCTCACATTGCCTTTTTCTTGCAAGATTCATGCCTTAGTATGGCTGTCTGTGCAAGATTCATGCCATATCATGCTTGGTACAAGGCTTGCAAGAGACTAAACATGGCCCAAGACTTGCATTATTGCACAAAGCGTGCCAACAAAACTACGCCAACGGGGAGTATAGGCCACAGTTGGCATATGAAAGCTTTTAACAGGAACTTCACAATCAGGCCACAGGCCAACGCGAGTTTTTCTCGGAACCTTATTACGGCCTCACAGGCTGATTTAGGCCTTTCTCGGAAACTTATTACAGGTACTTAGAGCCGGCATTAACCTTATTGCGGGCGCTCACGGCCTATATGAAGCTTCAAACAGCCAAGAAAGCCGCAAGAAGGGCTTATACCCGGATATGCGGCATTATAACCGCCCCATTTCCAGACACTCAGATGCTGTATATTGCTCATTAAATTTCAAATGCTATATATTGCATCTGGCAAAAAATATCCAAATATCCGGGAAATTCGGTCCAAATTCATTGGCTATATATATGTATGGGTCTCTAGGTCTATGACTTTATAAGGATATAAGGATATATATAATAATAATAATAATAAGTAATATATAGTATATAAAAGCTAATGAGTTATATTAGAAGTTTTTAATGGCCTCAAATGCAACCAATTCGATTTGAGGATATCCAAGACAAAATTGGGTATTGCTGGATACATGGTGTTTATATCCAATATTTTTGGCCTCGTCAGTTTTTACAGCAGTTAGAAGCTTGTGTCTCCGGCATTAACTAGGTTTACAAAAGCTTGAACCCCTGGCATTAACTAGCATTAGACTCCGGTAATAACTGGGCTTGGGCGCTTGCAATAACTGGCATTAGACTCCGGCATTAACCGGGCTTGTAACCTGGCCATAAAAACAGGCTCCGCCAACAAAGAAGTTCCATTAAAAGATTGATTAGGCCAGCAACTTGTGATATAGTTTTTGAAGTTCTGGTCATAAGCCTATAAGCAGGAAACGAAAGGTTTAGTACATGAAGCCTCAATCAATATGCGATTGCAATAATAAATCACATTCGATACATATATCGCATTATTTTCATATTAACATTCAGACGCGTCTACGTTTTATAGTACATTTGAAGAACAGGGTATTCAGACAGATGACATATAGCAAAGAAGGATTTAGAATATGAAGCCACAGAAAGACCTATACTTTGCATTATATATACCGTATAATAAAGCCGTAGTAATTGTTTCAACGCCTCAAATATTGGAAATATCAGCAGACATTAGGCTTGAGATAAAACGATTAATGATACATAACTATGAGATTGCAATATGAAACCTCAATTAGATTATTCTTGGAGATTTAGGAAGTCTCTATACGTATCGGGAGATATAGGCCCAGAACGATGTTTACGTTTGTCGGTACATCTCAGGACTACAATATATTCATATCTTACTGAGTTTAAGACCCGCAACCATTGGAGAAAGGCTTAAAACATGAGACCTCAGGAAGTTTTGCAATTATTTGAAGTTCAGATAAACCGACAATATCCAATGGATATATTGAGCTATAATACTTATATATTTCGTACTATTAGTAATAAGGTGCACATTACATTGCAATTTAGTATTGGACTTGGTATTATGAAAAACTTTAATGGGCCTAAAACATGAAACCTAAAAACAGGCAAAGAAAGGCTTAAAGCATGAAACCGCAAAAAGTCTTAGATATAGTAAAGTATGATATGACGCATAAATTATCCACGGACAGATGGTTTTTGATTGTATTCATACTAGAGACGACCTCAAACCGAGTAAGCAACGTGCTAGCATACTGCCTAAGATACGATGTAAGTGAAGGAACATTTTAAACATATTTCCAAGAAAGAGGCTTAAGACATGAAACCACAAAAGATATTTTGCACAAAATACATAGAGCTAATAAACTGGGACCTACCTTGTGATATAACTAAAGGTTTAGCAGTCGCACAGCTTAAAATTAAACACGATGTTCGTAGGATGATGCGTAGCCGTTTTAGATATAATAGCCGTAATAGCTAAATTGGCCGTTTTAGATATAATAGCCGTAATAGCTAAATTGGCCGTTTTAGCCATATTAGCTATTTTAGCCATATTAGCTATTTTAGCCATAATAACTAAAATTTCACAAAAAGGTACTAAAAACGTGAAACCGCAAAAAGTCTTAGATATGCTTAATGAATCTCAATTAACTGTATTTATGTTAAACCATGACAGCATTTTTGATAATATATTTGATATGGTTGTAACCGTCAGAATAGAACATTTAGTACATAGGATTTTGGTCAGGAGAAAGGCTTAAAACAAGGAACCCTCGGCAAAAGGCTTAAAACATGAAACCGCAAAAAGTATTTAATCAATCCGAATGGTATCAAATCCACAAGATGACCTCTGTGTTTAAGAGTGGAAGATACAATAAAGCTCACGCAAAGCTTAAGCTTCATCTCTCTTTGTTTTTACATTACGGATGGGATTATGGCCGGTAATATGGTACGAACAACCGGTAATAAGTCGCAAGCAGTTATAAGCCCGCAACCAGCCAAAAAACCCGGCAATAAGTACACAACCATGCAATATACCGCATAAGCTAAAAAAGGACCAATATATGAACCAAATAATGCCACAAAAAAACGTATACCCTCTCTATAGCATGAGACATAATACAATTATGAAAATGACAATATCGGAAACTGGCCATCCATATGCCGTAGGAGGATACGAGAGAGTTTCTTCGTTATTCAGAGGAATGCTTCTTATGCGATGGGTCAGTTTTAGCCGGCTGTAAAGGAAGTTCCGAAATGAAATCCCAGCAAAAATATATCCTTGTGGCTAGATATAGGTATGCCTATTACAACTATCTGCGACACGATGCTAGTACTATAAGTAAACAATTAACCAGACACTCTCCGGTAAGAAGTACTATACGAATGTGGCTTTTTTATGTTCTTTACACGTAGCTAAGAATCGGAGACTGAATGGTCCCTCAAAAAACATTAAATATCTCAAATAGTGGGTTTAGCGTATCCATAAAACTTACCCTAATTAGCGAAGTTAATGGTGAAGATTCTATAAACACTTGTTGCGAACTACTATGCAATCTATGGAGCCAGCAATTGAGTTTGTACTACCTAATGCGAAACTTTCCCGCATAGCAGCAACAACGTCTACAAATCACTGCTCCAAAATAATCCTTCATGATGAGTCTTGTTCCACTTCATGCACATTTTCTCAAGCTCCTTACATATGCGGTAGTAATAATACTTATGCACCTTACCGCCCTTACACCGAATTCTTCCGTCTGAAAGCTTCTTTGTTTTTGATTTAAATCTTTTTGAATCTTCGGTTGGAATCTTTTTTATATAAGAGCCTATATCATATGACGGGACGCCACCGGCATGAATCTCCCATATTTGCCTTGCAAGCTCCCACGAACAGTTTGGAAGCTGTAGTGTGCGCCAGTCGTAGTGCCATAAAAAAGCAGATGCTGCCCGGTAATAAGTTAGAGTAGCTTCATCATATCTTTCATGCCGTCTTAAAGCCTTATCTCGAAATAGGCCCTCATTCTTACCTTCGGGATATTCAATATCAACAAACCCACTTGCTTCCAGTTTTTTCCGCCATTTTTCCGCCAACTTCTTGTCTATATCTTGTTTCATAAATACCTCTAATTACTGGAGTGTATCATATTGGTACGTTTTGTGCAAGCTATTTGCTATAGTAGCCGTAATAACGGCCCAAATTGGGCCTACGGCTAAAAACTTTTTGAAGTTCCGTTAAAAGCATGAGATACTGATTTCAGGTTAAACAAGGAGCTAAAAATGAAAAACCTAATATACGCAGGAATAATAGTAATAGGATTATCAAGTCTCTTCAGTTCGTCTTTACAGGGTATAAGCTCTATTCATAACAACGTTTTAAAAATAACTAAAACCCACTAATAGGAGCCTATATGAAAACAGTAAGAAGCTTAGTTATACACTTTGATAAAATAGCCAAACAATATTGCGTTAGAGCCACATACTCAGACTGCAGCGTAGAATATTTTGACCACGGAACTCTAAATTATGTAAAAATACAGCTAAAGTTTCATCAACAAGCTGCCGATAGTATGAATAAGCTAGTTGAGCAATATACTGAGCAATAATTGCCCGCATTAAGTATTTATGGATGATATAAGAAAAACTTATGACTTTAACAAAGGAGAACATATGAAAAAAGACAACTTAGACTACCGACTTTTAGAATACAATAAGAAACTGGCCCTAAGCCCAGACGACGCACAGCTCACTATGCATTTTGATAACCTTAAAAGCTTTTACTCAAATGCACAGATAGCCGCCGGACTGCAGAGCGAAGCGCATAGCTTTATACTTGCCGCAACTATCTCAAACTTAAACCAATATTACGGCGCTAAGAAAGTAAGACAGTTTTGGAGCTCCATTGTGATTTCAAGCTACGGCAAGAAGGGTGCATAAAATGTCGGAGAAAAGGCAAAAATATCATTTTAAGAATTTAATAGTCTTAGATTGTAACGGTGAAAAACTTCCGAAAATACATTCTGATAATATGTACGTCGAACCTTGTGATTTATATATGCTAAAAGATTTAGAAATATTTACAAAAAACTTGCGTAAATCTGATATTCCATTTATCCTAGGTAAGTTTGAAACTTCGGACACTTCGGTAGTAGAAAGAGAAGGCGGAGTGTTGGCAAAAAAAGATATGGTTGTAATTTTCTGGACGCCTCCAAGAGGTAAAAAAGAAGATACTGAAACCACAGTAAAACTAAGTGGCCAAGAAGGCGATTTAGATTTTTATACTTCAGGGATAGAGTTCGGAGACATGAAATTTTTTAAAAACAAACAAGGAGAGAAAAAGTGAATATCAATGATATAAAAAACTGCCTGCCAACATTACTTAAAAATAATATAGTTCCGTATTTACATGGAGCTCAAGGGGTTGGCAAAACTCAAGTAGTTAGGCAAATTGCAAAAGATTTAAATATGGGCTTTGTAGCTTTATACTTATCAAATCTTGAGGTTGGAGACCTTATAGGTCTTTTAGACCGTAATGATAGCGGAGAGGTTTATCATATGCGACCGAACTGGTTTCCTACCGGCGGCAAAGGTATAATTTTTCTTGACGAGTTTAATAGAGCACATCCAGACGTTCTGCAGGCTATGTTGCCGTTCGCACTAGATAAAACCCTCCACACTCACAAACTGCCAGAGGGTTGGCACATAGTCGTAGCCGGTAATTACAATAATAATAATTTCAATGTTACCGACATTTCTGATGCAGCTCTTCTTAGCAGATTCTGCCATATAGACTTTAGACCTTCTCCAGAAGAGTTTATTATCTATGCAGAAGCTAACGGAGCAGAGTCAGTTGCCAAGTTTATAAGACATAATAAAGAGCTTCTGGAAACTCCAGCATCAAGTTTTGATAATTCTATCGTAACTCCTGATAGACGTTCTTGGTTTGATATGATAGGAAAATTAGAAAAAGAAACTGCTATTGATGAGCAAAGATTTGAGCTTTATAGCGGTATAATCGGTCAAGTAGCGGCTGGTTCCTTTCTATCTTTTAAAAAAGAAGCACAAGAATCTTTAGAGCTATCTAAAATTTTAGATTCATATGATAAAGTTAGATTTAAGGTAACCGATACAGTAAAAGACCAAAAAGACGTTAGAATGGATTTTTTAAACCAACCAATCGACGAGCTCTTAACCAAGCTTAAACAAGAACCGGAGTTACTGAGCCTAAGTCGTGTTGCAAATTTAAAAAAGTTCATTGTAGATATTCCGTTGGAATTGGCCGCAAAACTACTAAAAAATTTAAGCAGTATGTCATATTCTAATAGAGATTTATTAGTAAATGATGTAGAATTTTGTAAGATTATAGCATCTAAAATGGAAATAAACGTTATTCCCACAGATATAGAAACTACGGAGGCGGAAAATGAGTAAGTTATCAGAATTACAAAAGCAATTATTACCAAAATACGCAGAAGAATATAGGCAAATATCTTTATCAACAGAAAGATGTGATAGACAAAAGGCTGACCAAGCCTTTAAGGAACTTTATAAAATTAACAATATGCAAGAACCAACTATTGAATGGTTTGACAGCCCATTACAAGCTCAAAAAAGAGCTGCACAGTTAAAAAAAGGTGATTTAGTAGTGACAGACGAAGAAATCAGAGACATAGCCTCTAGTGCTTCTTACGGAAGCTTAGACAGCTATTGGGTAGCATTTCACGCTATGAACTACGAAAACAATATAGGAAATAGTGACCCTGTTCATCCTATTTTAATGGAATTATGTAAAAACAGCGGAGTATATTGGACTTTGGAAAATACCGTAGTAGCATCAGAGAAGCCTACTGCCATTCACATAGAAAACGATAACTTACATAATAATACAGGCCCAGCCTTAACTTATGCTAATGGCGATTCTTTATATTGCATAGAGGGGAAGCCATACGCATCTATGATGGACATAGTTTTAGCTAAAAACAAAAAGGACTAATAACATGAAAAAAATATCAACTGCTATAATAACGCTGCTAAGTCAAGAGCCATTTTATGCGCATTTTGCAATGAATAGCAGGATAGTATTTGATAAGTTTGGAGTTCCAACTGCAGGCGCTGCGGTAATGTCAGGAGTTCCAGTATTAGTTTTTAATAGTACGTTCTTAGACAAACTTAGCGATGAAGAAGTAGTGGCAATATTAAAGCATGAGATACTACATCTATTATTCCAACACACTAACAACAATATATATAATAGCAACAATAATGTAGAAAAAACTGTGTATAATATAGCGATGGACTGCTGTATTAACCAGTATATTGAGTATTTGCCGGAAGGATGTGTTACATTAGCGGTAGTATCCAAACATGTTGGCGAAGAGTTACCAGAGTTTGAAACAAGTCAATTTTATTATAACAAACTTGCAAAAAAGGGGGTTAAGACTATGACAATCAGTCCACATGATGACCACGATTTTGCAGACTCACAATCTTTATCAGATAAACAAACTTCTGCGGCAGCAGTAGAAAAAGCATCTAAAAATGCTTCTAAAGCATCAAAAGGTAATTTACCGTATGGACTAGAAAACGTCATAAACGGCTTAAACAAATCCACCATAAACTGGAAACAGTTATTTAGGAACTTCATAGCAAATGCTGCAAATAGTAAAACAAAAAGTACTAGAAAAAAAATAAATAGAAGATTTGGATTAGAACATCCAGGAAAGAAAAAGAAAAAAGAGTTAAGACTGGCCGTATGTTTAGATTCTAGTGGCTCTGTAGGGGACCAACAATTTGCGTCTTTTATAGCAGAAGTTATGGCAATTGTGCCCAATGTAACTTGTGTAGAGCTGATATATGCCGACAGCGAGGTACAACACCACGAGACTATTACCGTAGTAAAAGACGTTCCAAAAATGAGATACGGTAACGGAGGCACTTGTTATCAACCTGCTATAGATAAATCTGTACAATTGAAAGTAGATGCTATAATATATTTTGGAGACTTTGATACGGCAGATACTCCTACTAATCCTGGCATACCATTTTTATGGGTAGGGGTAGGAGACCAGCCGGCTCCAGCTGACTTTGGACATGTTATAAGGATATCATGAAAGCTCAAAACACGGTAAAACTATGCAAAAGGGCTAGACTAATATGGGAAGCCAGTCCACTGTATAGAGATATTAAAAATGACAGTTTTATAGTATCAGTAGGTGTGGGTTACTTACTAATGAGGAGATAGATATGTTTGATTTAGGGCCTTTTTTATATAAAAATATGATTGTCCAAGCTGACTACGACTCCGGAGATTCTAGCCAGAGAATGGGAACTTTTTGGGCAATGGGAAGATTAGCGCAGAACAGCACTGAAACATTGGAAGTTGATATTTCTCAAAGCTACGAAACCAGTATGAAAGCACATGAAGTATCACCAGGAGTATACAGACGTTCAAACGACGAGACGCATTGGGGATATAATCCTAATAATTTTAGCCGTGACCAGTGGTCTATTCTGCAACTATCTTGGGCTATTAATAAAGATAAAAAAAGACTAAAAGAATCTATGATAGCTTTGGCTAAAAGAGGGTTTGTACACCAAAACATACATCCAGGAACAGACGCTTCTCCCAATTTTAGAAAGTTCCCTGATATAGCTCATCCAAGTCATTTTTCAGTCTTTATTAGAGGTATGGATTTATGGTATTTTTTACCCTTATTGTCAATACTAGACATCACACTTTTGGGAGATTTATTTACGCGAAAAAGCTCATGGGACTATGACAATATGATGGCCCAGCATATACTATATGCAAATATAAAATACCCAACTTTCGCTTCAAAAATAGCTATGTTTTTCTATCTTAAAACTGATTTCATGCAGAAGATAGAGGTATATCACAGTCTACAAAATAATGGCATACCGCCTCTTGTAGAGTTATTTAAACAAGCATACAATAACTTTAGGAGGCAAAAATGATTTTAACTATATCTGTTAATGGGAATAATAATAAAGTTCTATACGAAATTTCTCGAAGGTTTAATCTGCCGGAACAAAGACAAGAAATGCTAGCCTTTTCAGCAACTTGGGGAGCCGCTATAAGCTACGATTTAGCTAATGACTTATGTAGACTTCCTCTAGATTTAAAAGTATCAGTTGACTATGGTTCTAGAGAAGGCTTAACAGAATTATTAGAATCTGAAACAGCTAGTATTGACCACTTACTTGGCTTAGTAATTTAATGCTGCCGGAACTATTAGTCATATATTCTTGTGTAAATTCAATAGGCTGTCCAGAAACTGCGGCAGCTTATGGCTCTTATCATCCAGAAATAGAGACTATAAGTAAAGAAGTGTCAAAAGATTATCCAAAATTAGCTATAATATCATCCTATATATCAGCCATATATCAAAAAAAAGCTAAAATAGGTATAAATTCTAATTTACAGCTACAATTGTCCGAAAAACCATCAATAATATACACAAAAAACTTTTAATTTAAGATAAAGGCCAGATAAAGCACACAAACATGCTATAAACTGGCCAATAATATGAGTGAGTCAGACAATAGAAATAATTTTAAGTTAGTGAAGAAGATTAATGACCGACAAAATGCGGAAATAATCAAACAAAAATCTCATTTAAAATCAGTTAAACGCGCCTCATACTCCCAAATAGAGGCAATCCATACAGTAGACCATATTCTAGAAGACGCAAAAAAGATTTTTGGCGTTCAAGTCCAGAGAATGAAAATAAAAGCAGCCCAAGGTTATGCACTTGACCTTCAAGAGATGAAACAACTTGAGACTTGTGTGTCTAACATTTTAAAAATAAAAAAAGACGACAGAGAAGAAGCAGCACAAGAAAAATTAGCGGAAACTCTAGCTAATATGTCAAATGAAGAACTGCTTCAACACGCTACAGAAGTTTTATCTGCTGAAGCTGGCTTATCAAAAGATTTAACAGAGGATTTGAAAGCTGAGGTAGCTAAAGCAGCCGCAGAACAGCAAAAAGCTATGGACGATAGTGACGGTGTAAACAATGTCTAAACATGCGGCGGCCCATAGCGTATTAGAATATCTAATAACAAAAGCTACTTTAGATGGCGAGACTAGAGAAGCTACGGTAAAGATTCCATATTGGGAACTCGCGCATTCAATAGGTAAAGTAATAGAAAAAGCTGACTACGATGTCGTAGACCTACAGGTACAGATAAAAGTTACCTGGGAAGAAGGGGACGGCGGAGACACTAGTGTTCAAATGTCTGAGAAAGACGGGAGCGAATTTCATGAGTAAGAAAGAAGTAATAAATACACCAGAACAACCTGTTGTAAGAAAAACAAAAAAACAAAGGGCCGCAGAACTGCCAATAGCAGCCAGAGAAGCCTTGCCAGAAGATTTAAATTTTGTATTTAACAGTTGGCTAATAAGTTTTAAGCAGTCTAAAACACTGCAAAACGTAGAGGGTGCGTTCTATTATCAGGGACAGCACAATATTATTGAAAGATGTCTAAGACAATCTGAAACATTAATGCTTGTAGACGCTAATAAGACTGAAGATATTTACGGTTATATAGTATATCAGCAAATTGATGGAATTTTCACACTGCATTTTGCTTATATAAAGCATATTTACAGAGGTTTAGGGCTATTTAGACACATGCTGTCATTGGTAAGAAGTGACAATTCTGTGTTAGGACTATACACACATGATACCAAAGCCGCAAGACATGTTGGTGACAGATTTAACCTGTATTACAATCCATATGTTTTATTTGAAAGGTTAGAAAAGCTGCCAGAAAATGCTATTAAAGTTTCCCCACAAGAATTAGAGCGCCAAGCTGAGGCGCAAAGAATACATGAAAAGATTGAAGCTTCAATTGCTGACAAGGAAGGCTAAATGTCAGACACTAAAGACCTAGCGGTTCAATTATTAGCTCTAAGAATGGATACTGCCTTAGAACACGGCATTGATACCAATTGCAGAGTTATTCAAATAGTGGGTCAAATAGACCAAGAAATGTTCAAAAGAGTTGATGCCGGGCTAACTATGTTAGAAGACGGCTCTAGAAAGTCTATTATACTTAGAATAAACTCTGAAGGCGGCAACCCAGAAGATGCACTAGCTATTATAGGCAGAATGCGAGGCTCTACGTGTAAGATTATTACAGAAGCATACGGAGATTGCTCTAGCGCCGCAACAATGGTGTTTGTAGCAGGCCACAAGCGCCGCATGAGCGAGTTTTGCAGGTTTATGACACATCAATCAAGCTATGAACTTGTAGGAACTCACGCACAGATAAGCTCTTACGTAGCTCAAGCTGAAAAAGAAGAAAAGATTTGGGCTTCTTTACTTGGAAGATTTACTAAATACCCAGCTGAACATTGGTATGAACTACATAAAGCCGGTAAAGATATTTTTATTGTTCCGGACGATTGTACAAAATACGGAATAACCGACGAAGTTTTTTAAAAGGAGACAAAATGCAAGAGAGTTTTTCACAAACAAGTTTAAAAAGAATAGCTCGAATGTCAAAAAACGAGCTAATTACCATGGTTATATCAATTAGTAACTATGCCGAACAACAAAAAGCTGCTTCATTACTTCTTTTAGGCCGATTGGAACAAGTAAACGCAATTTTAACAGAAGAACAAATTAAACAACTTGCCCCTGCGGCAAATACAGAGCCTCAAGAAGGGCAAAAGGAAGTAAAATGAAATTATTAGCAATATTGGCGGCATTATTTAACGTATCTTATGCCCAATCAACAGCAATTATACCAAAATACTCTATAAATCTTAATGCTGATAACAATGTAGTGTTTAGAGGCGAAGTAAACCAGGCTAGTGTATCAAAAGCTGAAGCAGAAATTACAGCTTTGGTGGTAAAAAGAGGGAGTAAGAACTATCCAATATACCTTACTATAGATAGCCCCGGCGGAGAGATTGAGACTGGTTTAGATTTTATTCGATACGTCAAACAGTATAAGAACATTGATACTATAACTATTTTTGCGGCATCAATGGCAAGCGCTATAGTGGAGGCGCTACCAGGCCGAAGATACGTAGTAGAAGACGGAGTTTTGATGTTTCATAGAGCTAGAGGCGGTTTTCAAGGACAATTTGAAGACGGAGAAGTTGAATCTAGGCTAAATCTTGCCAAATCTATGGTTAGAGGAATGGAAAAAGTTAATGCCAGTAGAATGGGAATTAGCTTAACAGAATATAAGTTCTTAGTAAAAGACGAACTCTGGATTCATGACGCCAAAAACGTAGAAATGAACGCAGCGGACGCCATGGTAGAAGTTAAATGCTCGCCAGAATTAGTAGATAGTAAGGAAACTTTAGAAGTACAGTTTATGATTTTTACAATACAATTAGAATTTTCAAAATGTCCCTTGTTAAGGGCTGGAAACGGTAAAAACAAAAAAGACAGCGCATTTATAATTAAAAATCAAAAAGAAATGAAAGAAAAATACCCAACATTAAAGGAGTTACATTAATATGGCACAAAAAATTAAAACTGTAAGATTTCATCAAGCGGTTCAAATAGGCTCTACTCCTATGACTTACTTGACACCAGATAGCTATAGAAGTACTCCTGGCGGCGTCCCATTCTCTAAAATAGAATTAGAAGGACAACTTGGAGTGCGTGTTAGCCTAGAAAAAGAAGACGTAATTATTTCCTGGACCAATATTGCTTATTTAGTATTAGACAAAGAAGAAGAGCCTACTAAAAGCTCTAAAAAATCCTAAATGGCTATTAATCCAAAACTTTTAAAAGCAGAATTGGCTAAACGGGCGCAACAAGCGTCCGTTCCCAAATTTTCTTTAAGCGATTATTGCTTTAAAGAACAACTTGCTTTTGTTTTGGACGATTCGAGGTTTAAAACTGCCGTATGCTCACGTCGAGCCGGTAAAACAGAAGCTTGTGCCGCAGACTTATTCTACACTGCCATGAACTTTCCCGGAGACGTCGCATATATCACGCTAAACAGGATTTCAGCAAAAAGAATTATATGGCGCTCACTATTAAAGTTTAATACTCTTTATAATGCCAATGCACATATAGATAATCAAGAACTTAGTTTGACGCTACCTAATGGGAACGTTATCTACGTATCTGGAGCCAAAGACGAGAGTGAAATAGAGAAGTTTCGGGGTTTAGCCCTGCGAAAAGTATATATTGACGAGGCCCAAAGCTTTCGAAGTTATATAGAGGAGCTTGTAAATCAGGTTTTAACGCCAGCATTAACGGATTATAACGGCTCTTTGATACTAATAGGCACTCCCGGACCTGTTCCTGCCGGATATTTTTATGTACAGTCTCATAATAAAGAATGGGCAAACCATAAATGGACTATGCACCATAATCCACATATTCTGAAAAAGTCAGGAAAAACCCCAGAAAAAGCCATAGAAGACATATGCAAAATACGCGGAGTTACTATAACAGACCCATCTATTAGGCGAGAGTTCTTTGGAGAGTGGGAAAAAGATGAAAATTCTCTAGTATATAAATTTAATACCGCTCTAAATACGTACGAAACCATGCCAGAAGGGCGTTGGCAATATATATTTGGCATAGATATAGGCTGGAAAGATTCCGACGCCATTGCAGTGGTAGCTTATGACTTTAAACAAGATGTATGTTACTTAGTTGAAGAGCTTATTACAGAAAAACAAGACATAACCAGTTTAGCTAATCAAATAAAAGAGTTACAGCAGCATTATAAACCTATAAAAATGGTAATGGATGCCGGCGCATTAGGTAAGAAAATACAGGAAGAAATTAGATTTAGACACTCCTTACCTGTTGAAGCAGCTTCAAAAGAAAGAAAGCATGAGTTTATTAAGCTCTTAAACGGAGATTTGAGGACTGGAAGACTAAAAGCAAAGTCTGATAGCAGGTTTGCTCAAGATTGCGAGCTTGTAGTGTGGGATTGGGATGACCCAGCGAAACCAAAAGTATCGGACAGATATCATACAGACATAGGTGACGCAGTTTTATACGCATGGCGAGAAGCTAAACACTATTTTGAAAAGGATGTCCAAGAAGTATACAGTAAAAATACTGACAAATATATGGACAAATTAGAAGAAGAAGAGGCGGAGAGGCTTGAAGCGCAGTCTAAAGGTGATGATGGCCTAGGAGTCGATGCCGAAGATTTAGCTGACATATACACAAACGGATTAGAAGACGAAATAGACTATTAGGAGATGACATGGAACTTGATATTAATGAGTTAATGGAGCTTATAGAGTGGTGCAAAAAGACCGGAGTAAAGCGCTTAAAGCTTGCTGACACAGAGTTTGAGATGTCAGACATGGCTTTAGCCGAGAAATACGCCGATGTCACTGAAGAAGCTACAAAAGAGCCTTTAAAGGACCGTGAATCGTCCTCTCTAAGCTCAAAAACCCTCGTAGATACCATAGACGCCAAAGAACTAGGTCAAGAGGATGAAGAACTACTTTACTGGTCATCTCATGGCCGGTAATAAGGCTACAAACTTCAGAAAACAACCGTTTTTGTAAGTTTAAAAATGTAACATATTGATTTTGTTGTACAACGGTTTTTACACTAAAAAGGGCTAAATAATGTTTAATGTATCTGATTATGAATGGTATAAAGGCTCAAATACCCACCAAAAGCTTTTTAATTATGTAAAATACCTTGATTTGCATCAAAATTACCGCCAAATGCAGAATCTACGATTTATGCGACTGTACGGCAACCTAGAGTTTACTGGCCTTACAATGCAAAACTTCTTCAGAACAGAACCTAGCTATAATATTCAAAATCGAGTCACTTTAAACATAGTAGCTTCTATGGTTGATACTGCAACTAGCAAGATTACTGCCGCAAAACCTCGCCCATACTTCCTTACTTCCGGCGCAGACTGGTCTTTAAAACGCAAAGGAAAAAAGCTGACAAAATTTATTGATGGAGCTTTTTACGGCGCTAAGTTTTACGAAAAAGCTTCTCAGGCCTTTAAAGATGCGGCAATATTTGGAACTGGAGCCGTAAAAATATACAATGATAACGGCAAAATTAATTTTTATCGACGAAATTATGGTAGATGATATGGAAACCATTTACGGGGAGCCACGTCAAATACACCAAAGAAAATGGATTCACAAAGAAACTTTAAAAGCTATGTTCCCCGGCTCCGCTGGAGCTATTGACGCCGCTACTAATGATTTAGTCGATGGCGGTGTTCAAGAATATGCCACACGTAACGGCGATATGATGCTTGTGATAGAGTCTTGGAAGCTTCCAAACGCAGACGGAAAGAACGGTAAACATTCTATCTGTATATCTAACGAAACCTTATTTGAAGAAAAATGGGACAAAGATTATTTTCCGTTTGTATTTTTTAAATGGAACTCTAAACCTATCGGATTTTTTGGACAGGGAATTGCGGAGCAGCTTACAGGCCTTCAATTAGAGATTAACAAAATCATGAGAACTATCCAAGTTTCAATGCATTTGGTAAGCGTCCCTAAGATTTTTGTCGAAGCTTCCTCTAAGGTCGTTAGCGCCCACTTAAATAACAAGATTGGCGGCATTATCAAGTATGCGGGACAACCCCCAACAGAAGGCAAATTAGGCTCTATTCCTGCAGAATTATTTGCTCATTTAGACAGATTATATGAACGTGCCTATGAGATTGTAGGTATTAGCCAACTTTCGGCACAAAGTGAAAAGCCTGCAGGCCTAAATTCTGGTAAAGCTCTTAGAACTTATGCAAATATTGAGTCTGAAAGATTTCAAACTGTAGAAAAAGACTATCAAAATCAGTTTATTACCGCATCTAAAATAATGATTGACCTTATTAAAGACATCGCTAAAGATGACCCTGATTTTAAACTTAATGTTCCCGGCAAGAAGTTTTTAGAAACCATTAAATGGCAAGACGTAAGCATGGAAGATGACCAATACATGATGCAAATCTTTCCAACGAATAGCCTATCCGAAGACCCATCTTCAAGACTTCAAGAAGTTCAAGAATTGCTACAAGCTGGTTTTATTGCTAAAGAAGACGGGCTTAAGTTGCTAGACTATCCGGATTTAGAAGGCTTCTACAATATGCAAAATGCAGGAGCAGAAGACATAGACCGTATGATAGAACTTATGGTAGAAAAAGGAGAGTATCAATCTCCAGAACCGTATCAAAATCTGCAATATGGCATTACCAAAATGCAACAAGCTTATTTAATGTATCGTCAAGACAGTGCTCCAGAAGAGATTTTAGACCTTTTTAGACGATGGATTGAAGATGCTAAAGAGCTTATGGATAAAGCATCTGCGGAAGTACAGGCAATGCAGCAAGCGGCTCAGGCCCAAGCTGCTCAGCCACAAGCTAACCCAGCTCCTGCCCCTGTTTCTGATTTATTACCAAATGCCCCCGGTGCGGCACAAGCACCCCAATAAAGCTAGAAAATAGCCGTATACAGACACAAAAGCAGCTACTAGCTGCATAAAGTTAAAACCGCCTTTAAGGCGCAAAATTGGAGAGAACATGTCAGAAGTAGAAGAGTCTTTAGTAC